CTTCTTACTTTTATAAAGCTGAGTTCTTTCTGTATCGATACCTTTTGATGAAAGAGATTTTCTAATTGCTTTCGCATAATAATTAAATGTCTCAGTATCGTGAATTGATAATTCACGTATGAATACATTCAAGTTATCATAGAAAATTTCTTCTCCATTGGCTTTCTTAGTCCAACAAGGTATTTCCAAGATAGAAGACAAATCCAATGGACCAACGTAACAACCAAATATTTTTTCAAATCTAAAGCTACGCTTTAGAAAATTAACTTCCGTCAATTTTCTCCACGGTTTTACAGCTTTACCCTTCAATTCAGTTGTATACTTTAAACCACACTCAGCCATGAGTGTTGGAAGTGCTAATTCATTAAATTGATCAGAATATCTATCGTGTACAGAGAAAATATTATCGTCCCCAGTCACCTGAAGCTCAACACACTCATTAAAGACGAGATTTTCTTTTGGAAAGGTTTTAAAGAAACAATATCTAAAAGCAATATGGTTATACATACAGTTTATGATAATGGTCAAAGGATGACCCGAAGGTAAACTTGAAGGCCATTCATAAATGACATTTGAAAATATATGTCTCGAATTAACAACTTCCTGCCATAGGGTTGTCCTAATTGTTGCGTTTACCTCCCCATCATCATACCATTCATTTATAATATCCAAAATAATGTTGTGAATTTGGGGTTGCTCACTACCATCAAAGCCGGAAAAATCACCAGCTCCAACATTTGGATCAGCATATCGTGAAAATCTTCCCAATCTTGTAGCAAGACAATGCCAATCTGCAGAAAGTGGGTTAATGGCAATACATGAACCATTATCAATAGATCTCTCAAACATAAATTTAGAAAAAGATCCAAAGTACTTTTTGCAAACAACAAGATATTCAAGGGGTCCCCCATTGAACAGTCTTGTTTTTCCCGCTTTGACTTTTTCGATTGGCCTTCTTTCGTCTTTGAGGTTATCAGTGAATACCCACAACCTTCGTTTTCCTTCTTTAGCATCACTAATGATTGATTCGATCTCTAGATTGAAATTTTCAAAATAGGGATTTGTTTCATCTCTAATAGCTGTATCTCCCAAAAGTAAGTACTTAATATTTATTAAATCATATTTCAAAGGATATCCAACACTACTATCAGATTTAATAGCATCGAGATATTCAATATCATCATCCCCCCACAAAGCTACTTTAGTGGATAAGATTTCTTTCGTGGAAAATCTTAAAGAGTTCAAGAAACAAAAATAATCTTCGTGGCATCTTTCCAGCAATGCAGGATCAATCAATATCGATTCCGTACAATATTTAGTCATCGCTATCTCAAACGGATCTATACCGTTTCTCGGACGCAATAAAGCTGGAAATTCTTTGGATATATGAAAATCTTTCATACCATTCAAAGGGGACGCTCGAATTTTTGTTGCACCATAGGGATCATGATTATGTTCTGATTTGCCAACTATAGTGTATTTGTCCTTAATATGTGGTGGTATTGCTTGGAGTTCTAATTCACTAAACTCATCCAAATCATCAAGTTGAACATCATGGGGTCCCATATCTGTCAAACATTCTAGTAGGGATTCGTAGGTAACTAGTCCTGCGTATGCTTTCCTAACCCCTGATATTTTTGCTCCTGCAAAATGTATACCCATTAACCGACGGTTTGAACCTGTATTGGATCGCAAATAAATTGGTGTTCCACAATCTCCTACCTTCGAATCAGCAGCGTATACTAGTGTTTTGGGCAAAGAATAATCTACGCCGTCCGCACTAAATTAACAATGCTCCACATGAGCAGTAGTGTGTTGAATGACAGAATCCTTCGGAAATTTTAAACAGATATCAAAAACATGTTTCAACTTTGTGAGTTGATTTTCAGTGATAAATCTGTTAGTAATATCCCTCACACTTCTACAATGATTAAATTTAATTAATGCAGCGTGTGAATCTATTAAAGATAATTCACTAGTGCTCTTCAAAACGTTTTCAAGTGTATCATGAGCTACAGGAAGACCGCTCAAATCTCTAACTATAAATTCCGATTTGTGTTGAAATCTTCCTTCCTCAATCCCAGTAACCCATAGATCGAAGAAGTGGCGCGGTATAAGTCCAATACTTGTCTTTATACAAGTGGTTAATCCTACCCACACTTCTTCTTCATCTGTCTTAATGAATAAATCAAAAACATTCTTATTATTGACACTATTCAAAGTTTCAAATCCAGATATATCAGCAGATTGCATCATCATAGATTCTTTAGCTTCTTTTATTGTCATTTTCGCCACTTTTGATTTAGCTCGAGCAGGATTATCATAATACATTTGTAACTTTGTGTCTTTCTCACCAGTAAAGAACTTAAATATAACACCGGCAATAGATGCTAGTGATATAGAAAGAACAACTATAGGTTTTTTAAGGAATTCAATTATATAAGTGGTTAAACTTTTTAATACCTCGAAACCTTTAGACGCCACTTCGATAATAGAATCATAAACTCTCTTGCCACCAACAAATGGTTTATTGGGCTTAAGAAATTTTAAAGGAATATACTCGAATATTTCACATACAAATTCATGATCCAAAAATATGGATCTAAAAGAATCTGCATCATGATAATATATCAGAAATGCTAAATAATAATTGGAAGAATCCAAGAAATTATTAGTATTGAAATATTTCTCTAATGAATAATTTTCATTTATCGAATAAGCCAAGTTTAATTCAATAACGAGATTCGAAAATTCCGTTCCCAAGCCATCAAACTGTGCATCCAACAACTGTGTAATACTGAAATTCTTAGTAGGATTCTTGTATTGTAATTTCATCCTGTTGGATAAAATTGGGCTAACCTTTCCTACTTCATGAAAAAGTGAATTCCGAGTTGGATCGTCTGTCACATTGTGAATAGAAACCTCAGTAAAAGATTCATAAAACGAAATTTTGGATTCGCTCAATTGTCTCAAATTATTACATTTTTCGCGAACGAAATCTTCAATGGTACCATCCACGTCTATATCATAAGTTCTCTTTTCCTCGATATTTATTCTGTTGATTAAATCTGCCAGAAAAATGTCTCTGTGTGGTATAGACTCATTATGATTATTCTTAATATCTTCCAATCTAGCAGTATATTCCTCAGGTGATTCCCAGGATGGATTTAAAGGATATTTATTAAACTTTAAATGCTTGATATCGGATTCAGAATTGAAATTCGAAGGAGCTTGAAACTCAACTTTCTTCGTTGGGAAAAACATTTCCCTGCATTCATTAGCCGTTTTATTAAAGTTAAGTTCATGCAGTTCCTTCCATTTAGATCTATCCTCATAAGATTTTCTCATGAACTGGACAATGTCATCGAATGTAAAAACTTGACCGGTGGGTTTGCATTTTACATCAACTTCATGGAAAGAAAAATGACTTGGTACTGGATTAGTTGTACCATTTTCATCCTTCGGTATCAGCGAATAATCCAACTTACGCTTAAAGACATCATTATGGATTGTCTCAACTGTAGTAAATTCCTTCTTTGGAGTAACAATGTATTTCAATCCAAATCTTCTTATCAAAGCTTCATTTGAAACAATACTCACAGCATTAACTCTCGTTAAATTCGTGTTTGCCAAAACAAATTTTGCTCTAAACTTATTTTTACCTTTAGCTTCCAGATTAGCTGAATGTAAATTCATCTCAAATTGATTTATAGCTCTTATAATACCCATGTATTCGTTATCAGGATCTCCAACTACATCTCTAGCTTGACCAAAATCATCAAACATAACCACATTGGTTTTAGGAGAATACCCATCCCAATACTTGTTTTCAGCTTGACGATTATAATTAAAAGCAGAAGGTGTCTTTTTGAAAGATTCAAAATCAGATGAATTAAGAGACATTGCATTAGCTGCAGCGGCAAAATGTTCTAATAATGAAGACTTTTGGAGACCTGGTCCACCCATAAGGAGTAGACCAACTGGTTCTTGTCTGAAACCAGACAGAGATATATTGGCTGAAAGAAATTCTTGACGAATTTTCTTGATTTCATTCAATTTATCAAAAACAAGGCGTTTAACGCTGTCATAATTCTTATTAGGCAAACTTGTATAAAGTTTCTCACCAATTCTAATCAAATCCTCAACAATTGCTAAGTTATCCTTGGTGTAAGTTAATTCACCATTGTACTTCCATTTCTGCAAATCGTCGACTCTTTCATCAAAGTTTTGTACATCAGGATCATCAATTTTAAGTTTTATTGAATCCCAACCAAGCTGGTGTGAAATTGATTTATTGTACAAGTAAATAAAATGGTCGCTGATCCTATTTAAAAATTCTGGCATTGACCTGGCGCTTCTAAGTAAACTCTCAAATTTTTTTGTATCTGTCAGGCCTTTGCCACCCATTATAGGAAGCATAGTAGCCATATAGAACGCTAAAATTGAATCATAAACCATTTGAGCATAATCTGGGGATTGAAATTGTACGTCATCAACATTCTCCATATTGAGATCAGGTGAACCATTTTCATCCCTGCTACCCCCAAACATCAAGTCAAAAATTTTAATAAGACTATCACCTACAAATGATATGATATTTGAGAAAAACTTGAAAAATTCTTCACTTTCAAGTATGTAAAAACTAGTTATAAAACTAATAAGTACCATAAATGCCTTAAACTTAGTTGGTTTAGAGGCAAATGTGTATATAGTGTACATATTCAACAAAGCTGTACTTGCATGTTTGCATTGCGTTACAACATCACTGTCAGCTACTGTTTGTGCAGCATCTGAAATGACCTGTCCAGCATTTCCTATATTTGAAAAGTTTTTCATAACTTCTGGTCCTACAGTTTTAATAGTTTCTGTCCAAGACTGTCTCTCTTGAGCGCTTGGTAATCGATCTTCTAATATTGAAGCAAAATCTCGCATAAAATTCATCTGAAATTCAACGACATTAGATCCATCCACAAATGATTTGGGATCTAAAGCCTTGACTAAAAGATTTATAATTTTATGGCTATTATCATCATGATTAAAAGCATCATAAAGTCTCTTTATCGATGGATTATCATCAATTAAGAGATTGATTTCATTTTTGTTGAGTTTCTTAAACTCTTCGCATTTTATTCGTTTATCATGACTAGCGGCGGACTTCATTTTCATATTTGCTATTTTAAAATACCGCACTTTCGCGGCCGTCAGGAAACCTTACCATGTGTGCAGTAAGATGCAAGCTCACTACTGATTATACCCGAGTGCTGATATAAATAGTAGACTTTTGTCATTTAGACAT